CGCAACTTCTGGAAGCTGGAGCCGCGGCTGGCGGGCATTGTGGCTGGCGTGACCCTACTGGACAGCAATCGCGGCTGGACGTTGACCGGGGGCCGCAATCAGGTCAGGCGATTCACGCAAATCCTGCACGCATCGGAGGGTGGCCAGGGCTGGCGGACGTTGACGCGTAAGCTCAGCCTGTCATACTGGTGTACCGACATGGGCGCGGTGGCTGAGGTCGGGCGTGATGGCGAGGGCGGGCCGTTGCGCGGCCTCTATCACGTGGACAGCGCTAGGTGCAAGCTAACGGGGGATCCGGCGTGGCCGCTAGAATATTTCCCAGCGACGGGGGCGATGCAGCGTTGGACGGATACTGATTTCATCCGCTTCTGCTCTCTACCGTCTGACGACGAGAGTTTCAGGGGATTAGGCTTTTGCGCCGTAAGCCGATGTGTAGAGATGGCGCGTTTACTCTATGCGGTGATGGTACATGATCAAGAGCAGTTGGCCGCGAGGATGCCGCGAGGCCTTCTTCTGTTACACGGCATAACACAAGAGCAGTGGGAGGAATCGCTCAGGGCGCGTGAGGCGCAGGCGACGGGCCTTGAGCGGCGCTGGTATGGCGGCGTGCAGATTTTGGCCAACGCGGGTACAGAGCAACTTGACGCCAAGCTTGTGGCGCTTTCGCAATTGCCGGTCGGGTTCGACGCAAAATCGTTCATTGACTTGACCCTATACAGCTATGCGCTCTGCTTCGGCTATGACCCGTCCGAGTTCTGGCCAGTGCAGTTCGGGTCTTTGGGGCGCGGCACGGAGGCGGAGATTCAGTCGCTGAAAGCTATGGGCAAGGGCGGCATGGACTTTGCGCTCGTTTTCCAAGAGCAATTGCAGAGAGAGTTGCCGGATACGATCGCTTTCGAGTTCGAGGAGAGAGACGATTTGGCCGTCTTGCGCAAGGCGTCATCGGATAAGGCACAAGCTGAGGTGATCAAGTCACTCTACGAGGCTGGATTGCAGAATGGCGCGCCACTGATCAGCCGCGAGGAGGCGCGCATTCTCTTAGCGCAGGCTGGGCTGATCTCCGAGGAGTGGACTGCGGACATCGGCACAGAGACGGTCACGGACACGGAGGATGTTACGGATAAGCAGGCCGAGCAGCGTTGGCTTGAACTTGAACAGGTACAGCGTGCCATGCAGACGTTCGCCGACGAGGACATAGTACAGTTCACCTGGCCCAGGGGCACTTGGCGCACGCTGTGGGAGGCGGGACAGCGCAACATTTTTCGCGCCGCGGTGGTGGACCGGCAAGGTTGGGATCGCGGCCAGGCGGAGAGAAGGTTGGCGCGAGAGATAGAGGAGGCCCTTCTCGCGTGCCAAGGGGAGGTGGCCAACGCGGGAGATGATAGAGAGCGCACAGACGAGGCGCTAGCAGTGTTGGCGGCGGCGTTGCTCTCTCTGCTCATCTCTAGGTTCATGGACTTCGCCGTGGATATTTTTTGGGCTGAAATTGGAAAGGTTGGGACGCCGGCTGATTTCGACATGGCGATGAGCAACATACAGGTTTGGGTTTTCAACCGTGCCACGTCCACGGTGGACAGCGTCATGGAGGTTAGCCGACGGCATATCTCCGCTGCTCAGGCCAAGCTCATTGCGGGTGAGTTGACGGAGGCTGATTATGGCCTATCCATCGCGCCGTGGTTTGGCGCGTCAAGGGCGGAGACGATTGCGGTCACAGAGGTTACGGCGCTCGTTTCAGCGGTGCAATTTACCTATACCAGCCTTCTGCTGGCGGAGGGCGTTAGGGTCGGGCTGGTCTGGCGCACGGCGGAGGACGAGCGCGTTTGCGCCATCTGTGGCGCACTTGACGGCGAGGCGGAGGAGGTCTGGAAAGTGCAATTTCCGAGTGGGCCGCCGGCACACGTCAATTGTAGGTGCATTTTGGAGCTTAGGCCGATAAGGAGGTGAAAATGAGCAAACTTGGAGATGCCTGGCATAACCTGGTAAAGCGGCCCTATCCCAACGAGCATGCTTGTCGCTTGCGCCCGCCATCCGATTTTCAGGCGGGCTCTTTCAGACGTGGCGAGAGAAAGCATAAAGGGAAAATCTACTACGCGATCTACGGGCGGTTGAAGGGCGAGAAGACTATGACGGAGCAGGCCTACCGCTATCCCAAAGATGAGTGGACGGAGGAGCAGGCGAGGGCGCATTGCCAGGAGCGCAAGGGGCGATTCGAGCCGGCCAGAAAGGGGGAGGAGCGCGCGACCCGGCTGGCGGCGATCTGGGCGCAGGTGGGAGGCCAGCTCGCTGGGCTGAACCTGCAAGCGCGTGACTTCTACCTGGAGGACGGTGCTCTCTTCATCATAGCGGACGGCGCATACGGGCAGACGTATCGCGTGCCACTGGTGGAGATAGAGGGGGATTGGCAGATCGGCACGCCGGCTGAGGTAGAGGAGACCTTCAATACCACGGCATTGCGTACTCGGTTGCAAGTGGTTCGCCAAGCGGACGGCGGCGCGCGTTGGTTTGCAGTTGCGGCTGCGGCGGTGCTGAATCGCGTCGGAGAGATTGACAGCTGCGACATTTTTGACGATTTTGTCACGCGATTCAATCCTGATGATCCGCCCGCATTAGACTTTTTCCACACCGACCTGGTATTCGGCCAGGTTGATTTCCTAGCTCGTGATGGCGCACTGCTTTTGGCCTCAGGCACGTTGGAACGTGGCAATCCGCTGAGCGAGGCGCTAGTTGACGCGCTAGAACAGGGACGCGGGCGTTGGGGCTGTAGTATCGCCTTCGAGCCGGATGACTTTGGGGATATTGAGGAGGTGGCGCCGGGCGTCAAGACGGTGATTTATCGTAGAGGGACTTTGCGGCGCATCGCTGTTCTGCCGGAACGGTTCGCCGCGTCACATTTCACAGATATGGAGGTAAAAGAGATGGATGAAAATCTGCAAAGGGCATTAGAGGAGCTTTTTGGAGACGTGGAGAAGGCGCGGGAGTTTATCGCCCACGCGGATGACGTCAATCGCGCCATCGCCGAGCGCGGGCTTGTAGTACGCACAGGGGCTGTGGAGGGCGAGGACGTAGAAGATGCTAACGTAGAAAACGCGGGGGATATGGAGGGAGGTGGGAATGCGGGAGAGGAGACGGCTGTAGAGGGCGATTGGTGTGAATTGCTGAATCAGCTAACGGAGAATCTGCAAGCATTACAGAGCATGTTGGAGGAGAAGTGGCCAGCGGAGGAGGAGAAGATTGCGGGCCTGGAACGTTCGGCCACTGATCTACAACAGAGGCTAGACGAGGCGTGCAACCGTTTGGCGGAACTGGAGCGTTCGGAGGAGGAGAAGCGACGGCAATGGGTACAGGATATCCCAGCTCGACAAAACGTGCCGGGCGCGTCCTGGAGGCCGCGTCAGGTGCGTAACGCGGGCGGAGAGGAATCGTTGGCTGAGGTCGCGGCACGGACACTAGAGAATCTGAAACGATAAGGAAAGGAGAGATAACATGACTGAGAAGAAGAGGACTTTGACGGTGAGCGAATTGGCGTCGCTCTACGGCTGTTGCGGGCTTTTTGACCCGTGTGCGAGCGACGCGCTTATGGCGTTGAGTTTCACGGGCACAGAGCCGTTCTTGGACTGGCTTACCTGGGAGGGAAGTGACGTCTGTCTGCTTAAGCAGAACTTCATCAGCTGGGTGCGGGCGGAGCGCTATCAGAACGCGGCAACGCCGGGCTACTTGGCTGACCCGTGCGAGACGCCATACGGCGTTGAGTGGGGTGCATGCGACTTTACTCTGGACGGGTTTGGGCGCTTGCGCCGTGCTAGCCCGGTACGTGACATCACTACGGTCGGCTTGCGCTATTGTCCGACTCAGCCGAGATACAGGCTGGACGATGTGGTCATCAGCAATGACTTGGAATTCGACATGAGGTTGGCCACGGAGGTTCTGCTGCAAGACCTTAAGCGGCTGATCGTTACGGGCAATGCCTCGGTCGGTGGCCAGTTCGACGGCTTGGCGCAACTTGTGGCTACGGGCTACAAAAGCTCCAATGGCCACACGTGCAAGGCGATGGACTCCATCGTCGTGGACTGGGGCCAGAAGATTGGCGATTTGACGGACGGCACGAATCAGACCTGGAACGGCAATGCGATCGCCGCTGGGTTCAGCTTTTTCCACGTGCTGCAAGCGGTCTATCGCCGTATCCGCCAGCGGATTAGCTGGTCGCCGTCCCTGGCTGCGCAGCGGATGGTGGAAGGCGATATGGTGTTGGTGATGCCAAGCTTTCTCGTGCCGTGCCTCTTGGACGCCTTCACCTGCTGGCGCGTTTGTGACGGTGATACGAGCTTTAACGTTAGTGTCACGGTCAACACTTACGAGGCGCGCCAGTTCCGCGAGGGACTGAATGGGGGCATGTTTGGCAGTGGGCAGATCACGTTGGACGGGTTCGTTATCCCGATCATCGCCTACGACTGGGGTACGATCAGCGGGCCGACCCACGGCGACATTTACCTGTTGACGGGCAAGGTTGGAACGACTAGATTGCTCGGCGGTCAATACAATAACTTCAACAGCGATATCACAAAAACAAAGCTAGA